CTCTGACGAAAGAAGAGCAGGAAGCCTACAACGAATTCTTCACCCGTCAGGTGAGAGAGGCAATGCGCAACCTCGACATGAAGATGCGCTCGCCCGTGTATTCCCAGCTCGATCAGCTGCGCTACCTGTCGCCTGAGATGTGGATGAACTACCGCACTCAGATTGCCAAAGCCGACGAAGGTCAGTTCAAGTCCATCCTGCATGAGGCAGCTGAGCTGAACGACGTTGCCAAGGCTGCAATCGAGGCTGGCGCTAACCCTGACAATACGATCGACGCCTACCTGAAAGAGGTAATGGCGCGTGACGACACCAACGCCAAGGATCTGGATGAGATCTCAGATGAGGACGGCGAGGGTACCCGCTATCGTCGTGGCCGTTTCTCTGGTGTGGTTGGCGCACTCACCCTGCAAGAACACTTCAACCGCATCTTCTCGAAGTGGGACACAACTCCTGCTTACACGGTAGTTCAAAACCCGAACCAGCTGCCTGCTGATGTGCGTAACCGTCTGATGAGCCGCTTTGAGAATGGCTCGTTCAAGGGTGCGATTGATCCCAAGACGGGACACATCTACATCTTCTCGGAGTTTGCTGAGTCGGTGGAAGATGCAGAGTTCACAATGTTCCACGAGCTGTACGGTCACTGGGGCATGAGGGCTTTCCTCGGGGATAGCATCGACTCTTTCCTGAACAACCAGTACAAGGTCAACCAGAAAGTTCGTGAAGCTGCCGACCGTCTAGCTGCGGAAGCCAAAGAAAACGGCATGCCGATGACCAAGTTGGAGTCCATCGAAGAAGCGATTGCTGATCAGGCAACTGAAGGTAATGCAAGTGCATTCCGTGAGTTGATGGGTCGTCTGGTGCGCTGGCTGAAGAAGCACGGCATGAACAACGTGGCAAGCTGGCTGGATTCAACCGGATCCTCTGAGCTGGCATACGTCATGTCTCAGGCTCGTAAGGTAGCAATGTCCAAGCAGGGCATCTCACCGCTCGATGGCGCCCCTTCTGATGTGATGTACAACCGCTCGAAGAAGATGCCTGTCGAAGGCTACGCTATTCGGGACGGTAAGGTCACCGGCTATACCCGCATCAACCCAGTCAATGGGTACTGGACTGTCTTCACCCTGAACAATGGCGCAGAGTCTCTGGCCTCAGGCAACTACACTGTCCACACCGTTGAAGAGCTGGTGGATGCACATGATCTGCTGAAGAAGGTGGGTCAGGTGACGATGGCTCGTGACCGCTCGACACGCCAAGAAGTTGATCCTAAGAACGTGGCCGAGATCCCGAACTTCAGTGACCTGAGTGGCTGGGCTAGATTCAAGCGCAACATGCTGATCCAAGGTCAGAACATGTTCCTGCCCATCTTTGAGGTGGCAAAGTTCCTCGAGGGCAAAGGCATCAAGAACTCGGTCATCGATGACCTGATCAAGTATGAGTCTCGCACCAAGTGGTTCATCGACAACTACGAGAAAAAGTTCGCCAACCCGATTACCCGCTTGATGGGTGAGGCTGGCAAGAAAGGTGCAACGCTGGAAGACATCGACTTGTTCCTGATGGCGCGTCATGCCGAGGAGCGTAACCGTGTCATCAAAGCGATCAACCCCAAGAACTCGCGTGGCTCTGGCATGGGCCCCCGCAATACAACCAATAGTGACGGCACTGTCACGCCGGGGTACGAGGATGTTCTGAAGGACATGGAGGGTAAGCCGTTTATTGATGAGCTGAGTGAGATCGGCAGGCTGATGGATGCAATGAGCCAAGCTAAGCTGAGCTACATGCTCAACACTGGCTTGATCAACAAGTATCAGTACGAGTCCCTGTCGCGCTACAAGCACTACGTCAACCTCTCCGGCAATCAGGAGTTGGATCTCGACAAGTACGACGTCAGCCAGTTGGGTGGGCGCTCGTTCAATGTGCGTGGCTCTGACATCATTCGAGCAACTGGTCGTGGCACAGTAGCTGTAGATGTATTGCAGAACACGATGAACTCGTACTTGGCTACGATCATCCGTGGACAGAAGAACCGTCCGCTGCAAGCAATTCTGCAGATGTTTGAGCAGAACCCCGACCAGAGCTACGTCAAGGTTGAAAACGTCAATCGTCGCAAGCAGATCAACATCGACCGCCTGAGCTTCGACAAGAAGATCCTTCGTGCTATTGGTGATGCTCCAACCGAAGAATCAGGCCGCGAGTACCTCATTGGTCTCCAGCGTCAAATGAAAGATGGCGCGTTGGACAGCGATGATGCTATGGCTGATCTGGTTCGCCGGATCAACGAAGCCGAAACTCGTCGCGACATCTCTCCAGACGAAGCAGCTCGTGCAGTTCGCAACATCAACGAGCAGGTTGTGATCTCGGCAAGACTGAGCCCAGACGGATACGTCACGACCGTCGAGACCACGGGCGACAAAGATCGTCAGGTGGTGGTCAAGGTCAACGGCAAGCCAATCACGATGGAGTTCAACGGCAAGTCGATGGACTTCTTCGATGCTATCACCGGGATGAACATCACCCAGAACGGACCGTTCATTGAGGCTGTTGCTGTTTGGAACAGGTTGTTCTCGCAGATGGTCACAACGATGAACCCGGCTTGGGTACCGGTAAACATGGTCCGAGACATTCAAACTGCGTTCGCCAACGCTGCCGCTGACCCTGAGGTTGGTGTTGAGCTGGCTGGCAAGATGTTCATGGAGTGGAAGCGCACTCACCGTATTGCCTTCCGTCACTTGGTAGCAGAGCAAGCCGACGCAAAGCAGGGATGGTGGGGCAACCGCATGAAAGCCGCTGCTCAGAAGAACCCGCTGTCGGCTTCTGAGAAGCAGTGGATCAGTGAGTTCTTCGAGGACGGAGCAGCTACATACTTCATCGACAGGAACGGTCTGGAGCAAACGATCGACAAGCTAAACCGTCACCTGAACCCGATGACGATCGGTAAGATCCGAGGCGTGAAAGATGCTGGCATCTGGACAACCGGCAAGTTCGATGCGATCGCTGATCTGATGGATCTGCTTGGCACACCTGCTGAGATCGCCCCGCGTCTTGCTGCATACAAGGTGCTGCGTGAGGCTGGAAGATCCAGAGAAGAGGCGGCTCGCTACGCAAAGGAGCTGACGGTCAACTTCAACATGAAGGGCGCCTACAAACCTCTGCGAGCCCTGTACGTGTTTGCCAATCCGGCAATTCAGGGCACGATGCGTATGTTCAAGGATGCCAAGGAAGGCAACTACGTTCGCTTTGGCGCCGTGGCTGCGGGCTGGATCACGATGGGCATGATCGGTAGCATGATTGCTGACGCCTTTGGTGATGACGATGAAGAGGAACGCAAGAAAGGTCTTCGCGCCATCGACAAGGTGCCTGACTACAAGCGAGCTACCTCGATCACCTTCCTGCCTGACACCTACTTCGGCTCCATTCCTGTGGCTTATGGCTGGAACGTGTTCTCCACAATGGGGCAGTACGCCTACGACACGGCGATGGGTTACCGCAGCGCAGCAAGTTCAGCTGGCAAGGTTGTCAAGGCCGCATTCGATGCGTTTGCTCCGATTGGTTCCGGCGTGGAATCGAAGAGCTTCTTGGGTCAGGTTGGTAAGACTCTGCTGCCAAGTCCTACGGTTCCGCTGCTCGAGTTGGGGTTGAACGAAAACCGCTTTGGCGCTCCGATTGCCAAGGGTGAGAGCGACTTCTCTGACATCAAAGAGTCTGACGCCTACAAGCACTTTGATAGCGTGAACCCGATTTCGAAGAGCCTGATGCACTTCTTGGCTGAGGCTACATCTGGCGGGAAGAACCCGAGGTACAACGAGTCGTTGATCGATGTTAATCCAGCAACCGTGGATTACCTGATCAACAGCTATCTGCCGGGTCTGATCTCTTCGATGTATCAAGGAGCCGGGAAGGCTTTGAACGCCGCTGCTGGCCGGGATACAAAGGATCAAGACCTCCCGGTACTTGGTAGGTTCAAGGCCAAGATCGATGAGGACTCGTTCAACGCTGGCGCGTACCGTCGAGTCAAGGAGGAGGTCAATACTTCCTACAAGGAGTACATGGCACCCGAAACATCAGAGGCGAGAAAGCGTGAGATCCTCAAAGCTCATCCTCGTATTGGTGAAATGCAAGCCATGTTCTCTGGGATCGAGCAGCAGATGAAACAGATGAGCAAAAATCTGGAAGCCATCGAGCGCGACCCCAATCGCTCCGATCGTCAGAAGGTAGAACTTCGAAACGAATACGAAGCGATGAGGAAGGAATGGAGAGCCAGATCTGTTAAGGCAGCACTGGAGCGTGGCTTCACTGCCGAGGTTATTGATGATCGCTAAGGATCGCCTTCAGCCGTGAAAGGATCTCGAGCAGGGGCTTAGCCGGAACACGGGCGGTCCCTGCAATCGGCATCCCGTCCTCAGATGCAACCTCTGCCTGATGCAGCATCTCCTCTGCCTTGATGTCCTTCATTGCCTTCTTCAGCGCATCGAAGTGTAGGCGCGGGGTGGCAGACATTGCCTGTTCAATACGGGTGTAGTACGCCACCATTGCCATCAAATCGATGTATTCCCTGCGCAGCGCTTGGATGTCCAGCTGCATGACTCCCTCTTGAGCCAACCTGCGCTCACCCTCCGCATACTCTCTTGCCTCTGCGTAGATTCTTTCTAGCTCACTCATCCTTAACCTTTCATTCTGGATTGATTTTCCTGCCGACGACTTCGATCGCCTCCAGTTTTTTCTTCTCTTCCTCGGCCTTCTCAAGCTCATCGAACAGCTTGTCTCTCAACTCATCCCTCTGCCGCTTGATGCAGGGAGGCTTGTCGCAATAGTAACTACAGCTGTGAATATCCATCACGGATCCTCCGACATCCAGTTCCAAGCAACGAAGACACAGAGGGCAATCCCCACTACAAGCCCAAGGATGAACCCGATGATCACGGCAGGTACTTCCACGCCAAGATAACCGCGCCAACTGCGCCAGAAACCGCGCCAAGCAGGACCATCGCGCCAGCCACGTAGTCCCAGCGGTTGTGCCTGAGCGGTCTAGGATCCCCCAATAGATTGGCGATAAGCACCCCCAAGAAGAACAAAACAATCCCGATTGCGATCATGCCGCCTCCTTGATGAACACACCATCCTTAGTTAGATAACCTTTGCGATCCTTGATTTCGTTATAAGCAAGCTGAAGACATTCAGTAATGCTGATATCTAAAATCGCACAGACATTGATGAGGCAGACCAAGACATCCCCCACACCATCCTTGATCAGCGCCATGTCTTTCTTGTTGACCCCGGATGCCAGCTCACCCATCTCTTCGAAAGCCTTCAGCAGCTGCGTCTTGGCGTCACTGTTCTGGATGATCCCCCGGGCCTCAGACCAGCGCACCACCTCGAGTTCAAGTTCTGCGTAGCTCACATGTGCTCCTTTCTGAATACGTGTGCTTCCACTTTATCGTATGCGTCCAGCTCTTCCTTGATACCCAAGGCTTCACCAATAGTCTTTGGGATGCGACCCTGAACCACATCACCCTCACGGCGGACATGGAGTTTCGGCAGGGGAGGGTCAGCCGGTGGCGCCAAGTCCGTACCCAGCAGACGGTTCAGATACCACTGGGCTTTCGCCAGCGATTCCACCCCACCCTTGTTCCGCTCCCGCCATGTGTACTTGATGATGTTGCCCTTCAAGAACCCCTTCAGCTCCTCCGGCGTCAAGGCTGATTCGATCGCCTCGATGCATTCGATCCTGCCTGAGGTGTAGTGCTTCGGGCGATTCACTTCGTCGTGTTCACGCGCCATGCGTAGATCTCCTAAGGTTTATCCGGCCAGTGCCGGTTGTTTTTAAGGGTGTTCTCTTCCCTAATCATCAGCATCACTTTGGTTGCTTATAGAACTTAGGCCAGCCAACTTTCCCCACCAGTAGCGCCTCGACATACTTGGCTGACTCACGCGCAGTGTCATCCCCTAGTTCTGTTCGCCACTTCTGATACAGCTCCTTCCTTGCCTTCTTGCTACTGCGCAACTTGACTGCTTCCTCGAGTCTGGCTGAGAAGCGCTGTTGGCATTCAGCTAGTTGTTGTGCCCACAGAATCTCCTGCGGGTCTTCGAACAGGTCATCCATTCGTCTTGAGTTGATCGATCTCAGATTGAAGCTCGACCAGCTGGGCGCGAAGGACGTTGATCGTGATGTCTCGTTCCCTCAGTTTGTCTAACAGGTTGGCGGCGGTACGAATCAGGGTAGCCTCAGTGATGTCCCGGTTCTGTGCGTCGAGCAGGGCTTGTACTGTTGCGTCCATCCGGTTTGCTAGTTCTTGCATGTCCATTACTTCTTCTCCCTCATATACATCATTAGTTCCGCGTTGAGTTTGGCTCGTGCCCATTTTTCAGGCCCACTGATCTGCATCAAAGCCAAAGAGAACTGAGCAAAGTTGTGTAGCTTCTCAAGTTCCAGCTCATTGACCTCACCCTTGTTGATGCTGTTGATGACTCGCATTACTCCTTCACGGTACGCATCAATCACCGCTTGCCAGTGCGGGTCAACCTTTGGCGGCTTAGGCATTCTTGGCTTTCAGTGCGGCTTTGATGGCGCGGGCAAGTATTCCAGCAAGGTCTGCCGAAATAGTGCAGTTATGCGCTTCAAAAGTTTTCTTAGCTTCCTCATCCGTCAGCCCAACCCATTCGCGCTGTGCTTTCTTTTGCCAGTAGTCGATTGCTCCGTGCAGCGTCCCATCGCCTGCGGCAATTGCGTCATCCATCTCAGAATGCTGCGCTAGTCTGTCTCTCAGAGCGTCATGGGCTGGCATAAGTAAATGTGTTTCACTTGTCCAATGCCACAGGTGAATAGCATCCAGCGCCTGCTGCAATAGCTCTCTGTCAGTCACGTAAAGTCTCCAATCCCTAGTTCTCTTGCGATGTCTTGAATCTCGTGCTCGATTGTCCCCGCCTCATAGTCATCGTCATAGAAGCGCTTGACCTTCTTCTCCTTTACTACCTTGACTTGCTTGGGCGTGACAACCCTCTTTGGTTTTGGTGGCGCCTTCTCTTTCTGCTTGCGCTCCTCTAATGGACGGGAGTTATCTAGTACTTCGATCGTGGCGTAGCGGTAGCCACAGCCCCGGCACTTACGCTTGCGCCGGAACTCTCCCTCCATAGATAGACGCGAGTCATAGACGTCGGTCTTCGCCTGACATTTAGGGCAATTCTGCATGTCACTGGAGTGTCGCCGCTAGTCTGGCTTTCGGTGTATCGCGATACACATCCATTGCCAATCGAGACACGACATTCATCGCCCCTTCAGCCTCTGTCTCGCCAGCACCAGACAGGCTAAGAGTCAGGCCACTCATGATGCCGATGGCACGAAGCCATACATGTGCCGTTAGCTCTGGGTTCTCCATGCTCATCGCCACCCATCCAGAAACAATGGACTCAACCGCCTCAAAATCCTTATGCTGCTGCTCCATTGGCTTCCCCTTTGTATTGGTTGCGAAGGTAAGAGTCGATGTCCTCCTTCTTAAATCGATATGCGCGGCCAATCTTTGCTGCGGGGAGGGCGCCGTTCTTCGCCAGACGACGCACCGTGAACGTGGACAAACCTACATAGTCCGCCGCCTCCTCCACATCCATTAGTTTTTGATGTTCCATTCGTACTCCAAGCCAAACTTCAGTAAAAAAACCTTGCTGAACTCAACCTTGCGGGCTTCGTGCAGCTCTTCTTTTGTCATGCCCGTATATGAGTTGACCTCAGGTAGTTCGTACATGCACTTGTATGACCCCCGCCCAGTGTCCTCAACTACCGTCACCAACTTCCCAGAAGGAAGTCGCAGCGTCTTCCCGCTCAGATCGATACTGGTCGCAGAACTCAGAGACTTCACAGTACTCTTCGCACCTTCGGTATCCTCCGCGCCTCTCTTCAATAACTGTGCTGTCAGTGAGTGCGGATTCAGCATCTTCTTTCCTTTCGAATACTTTGATTGCTCGCTTACCACCCGGCTTCATCAGTGCGTATGTGGTACCTGCATACCAGCGCTCCTCATCACTACAGACAATATGTGTGCCACCTGCTTCTGCCTGTTGATGTAAGCTAATACGATCTCTAATGTACTGATATGTTTCGTCAAGCGGCCACACCGGGATATCAATGGTGACCACCGGCTTTTGTGGGTAGTCTTGCTTACGCTTTGCATCAGACTTGCGCCAGTCTCTAAGGATCGCAATGATGCGCAGCTTGTCTACCTTGTAACCGTTCTGGATTGCCAACCAACGCAGCACATTGAGTTGCCGTTCCCATTCCTTCATGTCAGACATCATGACCTTAAACACACTGGTGCATTTGTAGTCATCTAATGTCTCGTTACGCAAGTCCATGCGATCGAACTGACCGGACAAAGACCAGCCATCTACGTCAGCGTAGAGACGTTCTTCGACAACATCAGACTTGTTGGCTCGCTCGAGGATGGTGTGTACCGCCTGACCGAGGAGGGACCAGATGCGCTCACTGACATCCTCCACAACCGAGCCGCCATACTTCTTGAGCAGGACGCGACGGTGCGGGGAATCGATCAACTTGGTGACTGAGATGTCGCCGCCGCCCGTGTAAGGATCATTCCTTACTGCATCGACCAGCGCCTGAGGCAGGTCATGGATATTGGTGAGATTCATTCGACGATCATCCAGTCCTCAGCCAGCATGTCCGACTGGCTTGCCAACCAGCCCGGAAGCATTGCGCGACGACCTTGTGCATTCACAGTCCACATATCAATGTGGGGGAGAATCTCGCACTGCTTAACGCCAGCGTTGTAGTACGCGCTGTTGGGGAACGTATTTACTTCTGGTTGGCCGCTCACGAGGATTAGCCACATGCCCCTGCCATTCCAACCAGAGCGGGTAACCTTGGCGCCCTGCTTCAATGCGCAAATCGCCATCCCGAAATCCATACCCGCTGTCGGTTGATACGCTCGCTCGAACACATCTTTTGGAGACCAGCTGATATAGCCCCCAAAGTCGCGATGGTTAGCTTTACCACCATCCGTGTACTCTACGAGGTAGCCCTCATCATTCGGGTCTTCGTCTGCCGGAACTTCCCAGCCGCGCAGCTGGTTGTACTCCAGACGGTTCATTGGCTTTGCCTTGATGATCTTGGTGCCTATGTACTGATCCACACATCCTCCTAATAAGGTGGGCTACTCGCTGCGTCTGTGGCCGGTAGTGATTGTTCCCGGCTACCCATTTCACAGCATCCGCTTTTGCCCATAAACGGGTGAGGTACTCACAAGCATTTGGGATGAACCGACCAAAGCTCCCCGCCGCTTGCTTTCCCTCGTTGAAACCAACACGACTGAGGACTCGGTTACGGTTGCGATCCGTACAGAGCACCGGGATTAAAGACAGATAGCGTGTTGCTGCAGCAAGTGACGTTAGAGCTTTCCACTGACCGGCTTCATCCTGCCCAAATCCTCATGCGTGTTGGCCCTGATGATCAGTCAGGAACACGGCGCGTCTTTCCGCGCTGCCTCTTGGTTTCGCCGCCGATCTCCCAAGTTGAGATCTGGTGATGCCCCGTTTTCCCACACGGCCCGGTATGATGGTCGTCACCAACACGACTGAGGACTGCAAGTGGGTACAGGTTTATCTGTCCTGCCCGACGCCCATCTTTTGAATGGTCAATCCTCATGCGTCTTGGTGGAGAGGGAAGGATTCGAACCTTCACGGAACTAGCCGACCACGGAGTTACAGTCCGGTGCCCTTCCTACGAGGCGTCCTCTCCATCACTGTCTCTCCAGTTGTCACGCCGATGCAGATTACCCTGACGTTATGGGCTGTAACCACCCGGTTCCCCGAGTCGAAAGGAAGTTTCCCCACCCTTTGCGTTGGCCCCCGGTCGGTGGGCGCATCTGCAATACGTATGAACCCGGGGCGCGTCGATCACCAATCTACTAAGTCACCACCACCAGCAAATGGATCGTCGTTCTTAGGCGCTGCTCTGACCTGACCGCCACCACCTTGACCTGTGTCCTCATCGAGTGAGCCACGCAGGTACTTGGTGCCAGCCTTGGATGTTGCCTCCCACAGACCGCCGCGCCACTTGGTTCCATCAGCCATCTCGATGACTACGTTGAACTGCGGAGCCTTCGCGTTCTGGCTTGCCTTTGCTTTGAATACCGAGATGTTGTTGTATTGCTTACTCATTCCTTCTCCTCTGCTTGTTTGATTCGCTTCTGTAAATTCGATGTGATCTCTGCCATCTTGCCAATTGGTATCTGCTCCAGATCGCCTACCTTGTAGATCTCGAGAAGCTTCTGCTCCGTCACATCCGTACTAGCCATCAGCTTGCGGATGATCTCGATGTCGCTATCCGTCAGAGTCTTGGCGGGTTCCTTGCCAACCACATGGGTGTGGCGATCAGGATCCTCATCAATCGGAATGGCGAAGAGCTGGAACGCCATGTACTTGTATGCGATCGACAGCGCCTTGTTGGTTGCCTTGTCGCCCGAGTCCATCGCCTCACCCGGCACGGAACAAACCACGCTGCTGCCATCGACTGCTGAGTACACAGTGAAGTCCACTTGCACGGTCACATAGAACAGGGGGTTGCCCCGACTATTAACACGCTCATGAACTTCACGACTCCTAATACTTGGGACAATGACAAGACCCGCCTCGACCAGATGCTGAGCCATCCGGTTCATGACGTCATCGATGCCACGGAACTTGAAGCCTTGGGATTCGTTCTTGTGTGCCTTGGCGATTCCCTTATCAGCGAATGCCTGCATCACATGCTTGATACCTGCTAAGACATGGGGACTAGATTGCCCATCCATACACCCTCCTTTTTGTTTGTTTGTGGGCGCAAGTATAGAGCATTCATTTGCTTTGTCAATACCCTATCGATAAAAAAATATGTTATCACTTCGTTACTGGTAAGAAGACAGACACTACACGACCAATGACACGTAGTAGTTGGAACGCATCCTTGCTTAGCTTCTGCTTCTTGCCGCGCCCAGAGCTGAGCGTTATCTCATCCTCGATGATGATGAATCTCTTCTTGAGTCAAATCCCTGCTTGGCATATCAATGCCCTCTAGTTGCACTAATGATAAGGGTATTGGACAGCACTGCCGATCGGCTTGTCAATACAATTCAGTTGTTGACATACATATCAGCCCCGCTTATACTGCGCCCATCAAGAGATTGATCGGGGGCATAACCCACCCCTCGGGAATGTAGGTGCGACAGACCCGGATAAACAAAGCTGCAGTATTGGATAGGCCCTTACAGGAACGTGCTGTCCAAGTAGAGCGAGATAAACGAGAGCGCCCACGTTGAAAACGTGCATCCGTGTTTAACACGGGTGAGGTTCTATTCCTTTCGGGGATGACAGTCAAAGAAAAAAACAAAACGATTGAAGGGAAGCGTTGTGAAGAACTGGTCTGATCTTGGGATTGATACGCGTGGTCACAGCCACGGCGAAATCAAAACCACATGTCCTCAGTGTTCACCCACTAGAAAGAAGAAATCGTATCCCTGTCTCAATGTAAACATAGACAGGGGAATGTACAACTGCTGGCACTGTGGTTGGTCAGGGTCAATAGGGAAAGGGAACTACATGAAGCCCTACGTTACGGGCACAAAGAACTATCGCAAGCCAGAGTTCAAGGCGCAGCTCCTCACTGAGGCTGGCATGAAATACCTTGAGGAGAGAGGCATCACTCCAGAGGTGGCGGCTCGCAATCAGCTCACGATGACAAACAAGTACATGCCTCAGCGTGAAGAGGAGGTACCTTGCATTGCTTTCCCGTTCGTGAAGAACGGAGAGATCGTCAACGTGAAATACAGGGACAGGAACAAGTACTTCACTCAAGAGAGTGGTGCAGAAAAGACTTGGTACAAATATGACGACATCGATCCAAAGGCTACGATTATCACAGAAGGTGAGTTTGATGCATTGGCGCTGGAAGTTGCTGGCTTCCGCCATGCTATCTCAGTACCGGACGGCGCACCCACCGGCAATGCGACGAACTTCGAAAAGAAATTCTCGTACCTCGATGTCGAAGATCCGAGTATCGAGTCCGTCGAGAAGTTCATTCTGGCGGTTGATAACGATGTACCCGGGCGGAAACTCGAGGAGGAACTTGCGCGTCGCCTTGGAAAAGAAAGGTGCTACCGGGTTCAGTGGCCGGAAGATTGCAAGGACGCCAATGACGTACTCATCAAGTTGGGAAGGGAGGCGCTATCTGATTGCATAAAGAATGCAGTCCCGTTCCCTGTTGATGGGATCTTCGAGCTTGATGCTTTCGGAAACGACCTTGATCAGATCTATACCGAAGGATTGCCTCCCGGCCTGACAACTGGGTGGTCGAACGTCGATGACTTCTACCGTCCAATGGAAGGGCAGTGGACGTTGGTGACTGGTGTTCCCGGGATGGGTAAATCTGAGTGGCTCGATGCGCTGGCTATGAACATGACGCGCAATCACAACTGGGTCATTGGCGTGTGCTCCCCAGAGAATCAACCCATCACCTATCACGCTGCCAAGCTGATGGAGAAGTACGCTGGCAAGCGACTGCACAAGATGACCAAGGAAGAATACGAGGAGGCCAAAGAATGGGTCGGCGTCTTCTTCAAGTTCGTCATGCCTGAAGATCGGACGCTCGATTCTCTGCTTATTAAGTGCAAGCTTTTGGTCAAGCGGTATGGGATGAAGGGTCTGATCATCGATCCGTACAACGAGATAACACACACTCACAGGAAGGATGGCATCTCAGAGACTGAGTACATCTCAGATTTCTTGGCGCAGCTACGAGGGTTCGCCCGTCACATGGGGATACACATATGGCTGGTCGCGCACCCAACCAAGTTGCAGAAGGGGAACGATGGGAAGTACCCAGTACCTACTGGTTATGACGTAGCTGGGTCGGCTCACTTCTTCAACAAGGCTGACAACATCATCGCCATCCATCGGGACAAGGCAGATCCTCATGCGTACTCTGAGGTGCATGTGCAGAAGATCCGCTCGAGGTGGTTGGGTCAGTTGGGTAACACGTTCCTTGAATGGGACAAGACATCAGGGCGCTTCACTATCCCTGCTGGGCAAGGTTCAGGGTTCTTGCGTTGACTTACAGGAACCGGAAGCTGCTGGACCTAGCCCGGGATCAGGCGTGTGTATGGTGTGGATTGGAGGACGGAACGATCGTGGCCGCGCACTCCAATCTCTACGAGCACGGTAAGGGCAAGGGTCTGAAGGCGCACGATGGGATGCATGCTTGGCTGTGTCACAGATGCCACGCCGAGTATGACCAAGGCAGCAAGATGAGCAGGGAAGAGAAGCGGGACTTCATCCTCACCGCTATCTGCAGGACGTACCAGAGGATGTGGGAACTAGAGCTACTTCAGGTGAAAGGCTAATGCATGACCGTTATCGTGTGGGACGGAGAGATCCTCGCCGCTGACAAGCAAGCAACCGATGACGGGGTGAGACGTACCGTCACCAAGATCAGGCGGGTAGAGAAGGGGAGGTTGAAAGGTTTTCTGATGGCTGGTTCGGGGGCATGTTCTCAGGCCAATACGATGATGGCTTGGTTTGAATCAGGCGCCAACCCTAATCGTTTCCCAAAGTATCAGGAGGATCCAAACCTATCAGCTGTGCTAACGATCATCACACCTGACAAGTTGATCCTTCGATATGAGTACACGCCAAACCCGATCGTGTTCGAGGATGCGCAGTACTGCACGGGGTCAGGCAGGGACATAGCCTACGGTGCGTTGTACATGGGCGCCAATGCAATCGAAGCGGTTGAGGTTGTGTGTGAGTACATGAGTGATTGCGGTATGGGCATAGACGCTATTTATCTGAACGAGAAGAAGGGGAAAAAGAAATGAGCGCTGAGATGTGGGACGAGGGAAAGGTGCTGGAGCTAAACAACGAGTACTTGCTGGAAGACTGCATCAGGATGGCCGACATGCTCGATGAGGTTGAAGCCCTGATCGTTGCGTATCAGAAGACAAGCGACGCAAGGCTACTCAACATTGCGCTGCAGGTGATAGGAGCAGGGGGAGATGAGGATGAATGACATAGAGAGATTGATGCAGGAGTACAGAGAGAAAGTGTCCGAGTACGCCAAGGCAAGAGCGAGACGTACCTACATCGAAGAGTTCAAGAAGTCCAAGCTGGCAATCCTCATGCGCCAAGCAGACCGCGATGGGTTCAAAACTGTTGCGGCTCAGGAGAGGGAGGCCAACGCCTCAGAGGAATACCTTGCACTGCTTGATGGGTTGCAGATAGCGGTCGAGGCAGAAGAGAGATTGCGGTACGACATGAAGTCAATCGAGATGCAGGCTGAGGTATGGCGCACCCTGCGGGCAGACGAAAGGTTTGAGAAGAAATCCTATGGCGCGTAAAGGCTTGACGATCACCCGCAAATCCCGGGATCCGCGCAAGGTTCTGTTGGGCTCGAGGTCAGCAAGTCATCCGGCCTGCTTCGAGAGTGCGGATCAGTACCGGGACTACATTCATCTCATGCGGCAGAGCAGCAACCCAAAGGACACGGGCGTGTGCCTTGACTGCACACCTGAGTTCAAGACCTGCATGCTGGAAGAAGGATTGTGCGATCACCCTGAGACTAGGTTTGTTCTGTGGAAGAACGGTTTTGAAAACGAGGTCGAGGTCATTGGCGTTTCAAATCAAAGCAGGTTTTGGAAGAGGGTGCAACGAGGAGAGTCGATTCTAAACTGGGGTGATGATGAAGAAGATAAACAGTAGGGCGAAGGGCAAGGCAGGTGAGCGCGAGCTGATCGGTGAACTCAAGAGAGTATTGCCTGAGCTGACCGATGAGCTTGAGCGTAACCTCGAGCAGACAAGGGATGGTGGATATGACATCTCAGGTCTACATGGCTGGGCGCCAGAGGTAAAGCGGTACTCGAAGATCCTCCCAGCTGACATTGAATCGTTCTGGGAGCAGACACTAACCCAAGCACGGAACGATCATCGTCGCCCCGCCCTCTTCATGCGGGAAGATCGGAGAGATTGGAGGGTTAGGGTCAGACTGAATGATGTGCAGGATAGGTGGGCAGCAGAGGATGATTTGAAATGGACAGCTGAGGTGACACTGGATGCCTTCGCTTGGATATACAGGAGGGCAGCATGAAGTTTTGTACAACGTGTCAGTCAAGCCAACCAGAAGAAGGTGGGTACAAGAAACCAAACAGTCCGAGGGGATGGATCTGCAAGGGGTGCAACGAGAAGATACACGCCAGCATCTACAAGTCCAAGCGTAAAGCTACGGCGCAGGATGTGAACCGGTTGATGGCTGCTGTTTATGGGAAGAGAGGCTGATATGTTTAGGTCACCTGATCAGGCGTTGGCCTTTGCCTTTCGTATGAGATCGAGTGCGGTCATCAGTATCCCATCGGCTACATACATAGCAAACAAGACTGACAATGAGAACACGAGCGATCGCCTGACCCAGTACGATCTGCATGCTC